ATGATAACGGTGTGCAGCATCCTGCTAATTGGCACATTTGGTCGCCATCAGATAAAGCTGCTGCTGGCCTTACTGAGGTTACACCAGAAACACCGCCAGACTCGCGTCTCTATACTTGGGGCTACCAAGCTGACGGTGTAACAATCTCTAAAACAGCTAAAAATCTTAATGATGTAAATGAAGTAGACAGAGATGGTGATCCTATTCTAGACGATGATGGCAATCAGCTTGTCACTCGCGGCGTTAAATGGAATTTAAAACAAGAAGTAAAAACCCAGCAAGGTTCTTTGCTTGCTCAGACTGATTGGGCGATTGTCAGGAAAGCAGATAAAGGAACAGCGATACCATCAAATATCCAGACCTACCGAGATGCGATCCGCACCAAAGCTACAGAGATGGAAACAGCCATTGATAATGCAGCAAATACGGCTGCAGTTGCAGCCCTGTTTATAACATACACAGCTAATGAAGATGGTAGTGTAACTAAGTCCGGTATTCTTTACGATTGGCCTGAGTTAGAGGACTAATAGATGGACATATCTCTATTAGTCACCATAGGAGGTATGCTTGTATCGGTTGTCTCTGCGGCAGCGATAGCTAAAAACCAGATAAAGAATATGCTGGAGCATCTAGAGGATGCAGAAGAGCGCATTCGTAATTTAGATGTTAGAGTAAATAAACTAGATTCTACAGTTGATACCTTATCAAACAGAGTAAACGTGTTAGTCAGCATGATGAGTCCTGATATTGTAGAACGCAGGACTAGAGAAATAGAACGTATAAGAGCAGAAATAGACTTTATAAAACAACAACTAAACAAATAAATATCTTGACTTTTTCTTTGAAATAAGGTATAATACTATGGACCTAAAGACACCTGAACAATTAAAAAACGCTACAGATACTGTAATAGCTACTAGCTTAGTATCTACGCCGCTTTGGTTGCAGTGGGTGGAGCAGGGCCTTCAACTATTTATGTTAGTTGGTGGCTCTGTGCTTTTAGCCTTTAGGCTCTGGGCCATGATTAAAGAAAGGAAAAGCAAGCGAGATGGAACTTAATATTACAGAAAATCTAATGAAGGTGCTGGTACGTCAGCGTGACGTTGCAATGACTAAGTGTGCAGAGCTAGAGGCGAAGCTAGTTGCTGTTAGTCAGAGGCTAGCTGAGTACGAAAATAAAGAACAGGCCGAGGATTTGTTCGCAAACAAGGAATAAAACATGGCAGAGGAAAATCAAACTGAGGAGACTCAAACTGC